CATAATATAACTTGCTTAAATTACGAATTAAATAACTCATTAAATGCATTAGCTACATCCGTATGTGCTGGATCCGCAGTAATATTGCTAACAGCAGCTGTAGTAGTAGCTGTAGTAGTAGATCCTGCATTTGGTTGTGATACATCAGTATCAGCATCCTCCGGATTTAACCATTTTGCCAATGTAGCTTCTAGTTCAGCATATGTTGGTTCAGGAAATATATCAGTAATCTTTGGCTGATTCATGATTTTCTCAGCAATTGATTTATCGTCAGTTGCTGGAGTTGTATTAGGTTTTACTCGAATTCCTGTTTTGGGAAACGCTCCTGGGGCATCTGCTGGGGTGAATTCAATGTCAATATCACGACCAGATGTTAGATCGGTAATATCGCCATAGTCGGGATCTGAAATAATTGAAAGAATTTCGGTATAAATCGTTTTACCGAACCCCCAAAATTTAACGCCTTCTGATTCTTTACCTCGAACAATTACCGGTACATAGGTACGCATCTTCGGTTCGATTTTTCTTCCTTGCAACCAATCGTCTTTATCGCCCGTAGATTTCAATTTATCAGCAAATTCTACAATTGGATCTGCATTTCCAAATGTTACTGGTGAAAGCATACTTCTTTTTGAAATCTCGTAATGGAAATACATTTCTAGGAATGGGTTTTCTTTGCGGTGAACGTACGGAACTATTCGTAGCCGCGTTTTTCCTGGTTCGGGTTTGTACAACAACTGTTTTCTGTCGTCTGTGTTGTTTAATTGGTTAAGTTTGTTTTTAATTGCTGTTAAATCTAACGCCATAATTTACCTTTTTTTTTTTGTTAATTTATTTATTTGTTTATTACTTATTATATAATAGTTAATTTATTAATTAAATCCAAGTAAGTTGTTAAGTTTTTTATTGTATTATATTATACTTTATTTTCTATAGTATCCCAATCTACATCCCACTCATAATCTCCGCCGCCCATAACAACAGCTTCTGCCTGAACCGTCCATTTATCGCCATTTTGATCTGTACCCATTAAATCACCATGCCAAGTATAATTGTCTACCTGATCCTCTAGCTCATAGTCATCAAAATCGATGTTAACTGTTTGGCCTTTGTGATTGTATATAACATTAACATACGGCAAAGATCCTTTGATGTCGATTATTTTGTTTTTTGGTGGTTGAGGTTGTTCAGTAAGATTCTTTGTGTTAAACCGACGCATGTTTTCTGCTAGTATATTTTTCATTATGACTTTTCTTTAATATAAATATCAAGTCCATGTAATTTTCTTAAAAAATAGCAATTCAATAACACGATATCCCGTTTCGCTATCTGTTAATATAAATGAATTTTGATAATATAACCAATCTACCTGAAATGTCTTATCTAAAACGCCATTGTTCACAGTACGGATAACTTCATTGAGTGCATTAACTGTATACAGTGTATTGGTTTCTTTTTTTCTGTGAATACTTATAGTGTTTGATGTTCTGTTAATTGTTTCAGATATATTATACGTGCAATACAACATATCCGAATCGGTTACGTTATAAAATATAAAAATTCGTTGTTCTGGAATAACGTAGTTAGATTGAATGTAATCTGTTACTATATTTAAATCTGATTTATGTGCAAATGTGCAAAGTAATTGTGTTTTCACTGTTTATTCCCCAACAAGTTCGGTGTTATAGTTATCGTTAATTTGTGTTGGTAAAATACTTTTTTCTACTATTCGAATCCGGCCGGCATCTATTACATAATATCGGAAATCAGTAGTAACATTAACCTGGGCGTTACGAAACACAATAAATAGTAAATCATCCCCAACAACTTCATCTACTGCATTTTGTAAATCTACATTCAATAATTCTGGATTTCGTACATACTTTATTCTGCGTAGTTCGGTATTAATATATGTTATGTCTTCACTGGTATCCTGGATAGGAGTTATTACTATTTTATCACTCGCGTTTTGTATCGGTTCAATTGACATTTCAATTGGCAATGCATTTGGTCCGCGTAAAATTAGATTAGTATATCCTTGAATTTCAGAATTTAATTTATGTGCCTCTAAATAAAACTGTTCTAAAACACGTTTATCTTGTAAATTTAGATTACCCGCCATTATAAAAGATCTTCGATCATTTAAATAATCAATTGATTTTAAAAATTCTGCGTTAAAATATTTAGTAAAATTAAATTTTGGCGATTCAATGCCTTGAAGTTGTGATATACGTTTAAATGTAGTAGTTATTTCATCCCAAAATTTAAATCTAGTTACACTTGATTTTGTTCCTAACCGTATTGATGCATTTGCTCGTTTAGTATAATCTTTTATTTCATATTTTTGGCCGTTTGATACTAAATCATACGATTTAATACCTCCTTGTATCTGCGCTGACCTAACTAATACTGCTAATAAAATTTCACCTTTTCCCAATCCACTTGTATCCAAGTTGAATAATTCGGAAATAATACCAGTTTGATAATCTATTTGATTTAATGATTCTTCTGTAATTGATTGTTTAGAATATAATATATCCGCTAGTTCGCCCGCCTTTTCAGCTGATAGCCTGTTTAGATAATTAATTGTTATATTATTGGCCGCTGTTGGCAATAACCGTAAAAACTCAGTAAATTCATTAGTTTTACCTGATTTTGCAATTTGGTCTAATAAATCTTGATTATCAATTGAATCGATATCTATTTCTTCGGTTACTATATTAGCAGGCAAACCTTGTGCTGAGCGGATAACATTTTCTTTTTTTGTTGGCGACAAATCAGTCATTTCGTCAAGAACTTCTCGAAGAACATCATAATCCGTTGAATTGGTTGGGTATCCTTTCGGAAGTCGGTAAGTCCATTCAGTAAGTATAGATTGTATTGTCATAACACAAATTCATTCATTTTACTATAAATACCACCCAACTTACATTTCACCGGTAATTTACCTGATTCCATAATTTCTTTAATTGCTGGTATTAGTTGCTTGGCTTCTTCTATAGTAATATCGAAAAGTAGAGAATCATATGTGTATAATATTATACATGATCTATAGTCTTTGAGTAGTTCGTGTATATGATCTATTTTACGAACAGATACTTCTGTTTCCAATGACTGTAAATAATAGTTAAACAACTTGTTTTTTGTTATATCCGGAAACTGTTCTTTTGATAATATTCGTTTATCTAACGCAGTTTCAATATATCCATTCTTTTTCCAACGAGTCCACAAACTACTAATAAAATCATTTACTTGTGCAAAGAATGGAATAGATAGAAATTCTCGATCAATGCCGCCGTATAACAATCGAAATGTTAGTTGTTTGCTTTGTTCGTATTCATCTGTAGATAATTCTTGTTTATCAAAATAAAATTTTCCAAAATAACTATGAATACTGCCGGCCGGCAAATCATATCCGATCAATCTAGCTATCAATCTAACGTGGTATGCATCAAAATCCATTTCTAATAATGCACCTTGTTCGAATCTACTGCAAAATGCTGATCTGGTACCATCTTCTTTGTTCATTGCCGCAAAATTAAATCCTCGAAATGCATTACTAGGTCTACCAGTTGATGTATGATAATGATAGTTAGTGTAAACCCGGCTGTCTGTGATTACAGATTTATTTGCGAACAAATCGTTTACTTGCAGTCCGTTGGATTCGATTTGAGCAAATACTCGAGGATATAACGAATTAAATGTTTTATATGGTTCGGATAATTTAGAATTTTGAATCATTGGCCAGGCATAGTAACGAATCTTTTGACACATTGCTAAATGTTGCATGATTGGAATAATTGTGTTTACATGTTGAAGTTGTTGATGGCGCCTATGATAAAACCGATGTGCTACTTGCCAATAATGTGCCTCATCATACGCTTCATTATAAGTAAAATACCACAATGTTTTAACATCTATAGTATTCTCATTTCCGCCCAATTGTAGCCATATCTTTTTATCGTGGATAAATATATTATCTAAATCTAGAAACTGTTGTACATGTGAGGAAAAGCCCCGTATTTGTTCAGTATGATTGATTGGAACTAGTCGTTCTACACCATCTTCAGTATAAACGTATATACAGCATAATTTATTTACTGATACATGTAGCTGATGATCTGTTAATATTGGTACTACTAAACATTTCTTTTGCTGCATGTATCTAAATAATGAATCCAGTTCTTCGATACTATCAATTATCATACATATGTATAATAATAAATTTTAATCAAGAATCCAAGCCGTTGATGCCTACTACGACTTTAACAAGTGTATC